TCTTTTCGGGTAATCCAGCCCGACGAACGACGAGGATATAGCGGGCTTACCGCGATCATTTTGGAAGGTAGTCGCGAGTTGGTGGCGATGGGCGTGGGGGCGGATGTAGAGCAACGATTGCGGGCCGAGGCGGCAAAGCGCAAATAGCAAGCATGGAGTTCGATTTCCGTAACCCCGATTACGCAGCCGTGTTCCGCCAGCGTGCGGAACGGTTGATGCGGATACGCGCCGACCCGGCGATTCTGCCGATGCTCAAGCTGTATTACCGCGACCATCCGGCTGATTTTATTAACGACTTCGGCATGACGTTTGATCCGCGCAATGTCGAGGTGGGTTTACCCGCGACGGTGCCGTTTCTCCTGTTTCAGCGTCAAAGGGAATGGATACAGTGGGCACTTGATCGCTGGCGGGGGCGGGAGCCTGGCGTAACGGTCAAATCGCGTGATATGGGCGTGTCGTGGCTTTCCATGGCCTTATCGGTCACGCTCTGCATATTCTACAAAGACATGACTATCGGGGTGGGCTCAAGAAAACTTGAATTAGTCGATGACCTAGGCGACCCAAAAACCCTTTTCGCCAAGGCCCGTAAATTTCTTGAGCTGCTACCGCCCGAATTTAGGGAGGGGTGCAATTCAAAAGAAGGGCTTTTGGCGTTTGACAATGGATCAACCATTGCCGGAGAAGGAGGAGATGACATTGGGCGTGGCGGGCGCACCGGCTTATACATCGTAGACGAAACGCCAAAGCTTCAGCATCCCGATATGGTTGACGCGTCTCTCTCTCAAACCACCAACTGCCGCTTGGATATTGGAACTCCTAACGGCCTCGCTAATTCGTTCGCGTCAAAAGTGTTGCGGCGGGGAGCTTATCAAAAATGGCCCGAGCATCGGATTTTTCGCTTTAATTGGCGGGAAGATCCGCGAAAAGACGAGGCGTGGTACCAGCAGCAATTGATAGACTTTGACCCTGTGGTGGTTGCGCAAGAAGTCGATATGGATTTCTCCGCGTCGGTGGAAGGCATCGTCGTGCCGTCCGCATGGGTTCAGGCTGCGGTGGACCTGTATGCGTTTCTCGGCATTGACGCGACCGGCTCCCGGCGCGGCGCGCTCGACGTGGCCGATGAAGGCAAGGACGCTAACGCTTTCGCGGCCTCGCATGGCGGCGAACTTATCCATATTGAGGAATGGACCGGCAAGGGTTCGGATACGCACGAAACGACGGCTCGCGCGTTTGGGTTGGTCGAAGAATTGAGCCTTGAGGGGTTCGATTTCGACAGCGACGGATTGGGTGCCGGGGTGCGCGGCAACGCTCGCGTGCTGAACGAATTGCGCGAGCCGGCGAAGAAGCCGCCCATCGCCGCCATGCCGTTTCGCGGTTCGGCGGCCGTGATGCGGCCCGATGCGGAGGATGTGCCTTCGCGTAAGAACAAAGACTATTTCCAGAACCTGAAAGCGCAGGCATGGTGGGGATTGCGGCGTCGTTTCGAGCATTCGCACCGCGCCCGTAACGGCCTGGACCATGATCCGGCGATGGTGATTTCGCTCAACCCTACCCTTCCCTCTCTGTCGAAACTGCAAATCGAGCTGTCGCAGCCGACATACTCCCTTAACGCTAGCGGTAAAATCGTGATAGACAAGCAGCCCGAGGGCAGCCTGTCGCCAAACTTGGCCGACGCGGTGATGATCCTCATGGGTCGGACAAGACGCGGCATGGTCATCACGGCAGAGGCTATGGAAGCGTCGCAGATGAGGTTGGGCTAGTGGCGCCGATGAAGCCGGAAAAGCACTTGGCCGGTTTCGGTAAGTGGCGTTGGTCATGGCGCAAGGCGCTTGGACTGCCTGAATCCGTGCTTCCTAGCACGACAAAGCAAGATGCGTGCCCGGCCATGCAGATTGGCCTAGCCGACGTGCTGGCATCCCAAGCCAAGCCCGCACCCCTTGTGCCAATCGAAGAACTGTTCCGCCCCCATCCGGCCATGGATGGCGTCATCCCAGCCAACAAGTCAGCAATGGCTTTGGACGCGCTGCCGGCGGTCATCAATAACCCGCTAGGCGCGTTCGGAGGGCTGCTGCAAGGCGCGCTTCACGAGGGCCTGTATTTCATGGGCTACCCGTACCTCGCCCAGCTATCGCAGCGAGTCGAGTACCGGCACGCCTATGAGATTTGGGCGGAGCATACGACGCGCAAGTGGATCAAGCTGCGTGGTGACGACGAGAAGGTAAAGAAGATCAACGATGCGCTGGTCGCGCTGAACGCCCGCGCCATCTTCCAGCGCGCCGCCGAGGTGGATGGGTTGTTCGGCCGGTCGCAAATTTTCCTCGACTTCGATGACGCCGATGACGCGGTGGAACTCGGCACGGAACTGCTGGTCACGTCCGACAAGATCGATAAGACGCGCCCCTTGAAGCGGCTGCGCGTGATCGAGCCGTATTGGACCTCTCCCGCCCCCTACAACACGACAAACCCGCTTGCGGCTGACTTCTACGTCCCCACCGGCTGGTACGTGTATGGCAAGGAAATTCATGCCTCCCGGTTGATGACGATCGTCGGCCGGCCGGTGCCAGACATGCTGAAGCCTTCCTACGGGTTTGGCGGGCAGTCTCTTGCGGCATTGATGAAGCCGTATGTTGATAACTGGCTGCGCACTCGGCAGTCGGCGAGCGATTTGATGCACGCATTCTCGGTCATGGTATTCGCGACCGACATGACCGATTTCCTGTCGAGCGGCGCCGCAGTCACGCTTGGGCAGCGAGTGGCGCTCTTCAACAATTATCGTGACAACAACGGTTCGTTCGTCATCAATAAGGAGAGTGAGGAGCTGACCAATGTCGCCGCGCCGATTGCTGGCGTGGAGGGACTTGTTGGGCAGGCGCAAGAGCAGCTTGCCAGTGCCGCCCGCATTCCACTGTCGATCTACCTACAAATCACGCCTACTGGCCTCAACGCATCTAGTGAGGGCGAAATTCGTTCGTTCTATGCGGACATTCACGCATACCAAGAGGACAATTTCCGTGGCCCGCTCCAGCGGATCATTGAGTGCATCCAGCTTGGCTTGTTCGACTCGATTGACCCGGAGATCGGCTTTGATTTTGAGCCGCTGTGGGAAATGAGCGACAAGGACAAGGCCGAGATCATCGCCAAAGAGGCGACGGCGGATGGCATCTACATCGATAAGGGCGTCGTCAGTAACGAAGAGACGCGTGAGCGCTTGAAGAATGATGAGGGAAGTCTGTATCACGGCGTGAACCTAGAGGCGCCCGCGCCCGAACCGGAGCCAGAACCCGATGATGACGAAAACCCCGATGCGAACGATCCAGACGCCTAGCGCGCTCGTCACCTATTACGAGGACGGCGCATACAGCACCTATCCCGATGGTGCGAGTTACGCCGCCCAGCCGCATGACACGGGGGGTTACGACGCGATTAGCGAACGGTGCGGGTATCTTGACCGTTATGCGCGCTTTGGTCGCTCGCGCTGGTCGGCGCGCCCGATCGCGCGTCTTGAATATTGCCGCGAACATGAGGTGTTTCACCACCTTGTCGGTGCGTGGTTCTACGGCGGCCCCTCGCCCGTCTTGTGGGCGCTTGCGCACAGTTCTGACGTGACGCCCGAAGCTGCGGCGTTGGAGGAGGCGATGGTCATGGCCTGCCAGCGGTGGGTGCGTGCGGGTGAACGCCCCATTATTGGCGGCTGCGACTGGGATCGATTCAAGCGCGAGGCGCTGGCGTTGCTGGACGGCTAATGCCGACCCTCAACCCCGTTAGGCCATCCGCCCCTATCCGCATCAAATACGAAGCGCGCATCTTTCGCTTGCTCGACCAGATGCAACGCAGCATCGTACATTGGCTATCACTCGACTACCGCCGCAACCTGCCGGAGGTTATGGTCTATGCCCAAGACGCCTCGCCCGCACGCACGATGCAAGCGGCCATGCGAAAGCTGCGCAAGCGATGGCTGGGGCGCTTCGACGAGCTTGCCCCTAAGATGGCGGACTACTTTGCAACGGCAGTCAAAGACCGATCTGACCGCGCGCTTATGTCCGATTTGCGAGCGGCCGGCCTGACAGTTCGGTTCAAAGCTACCAAGGCCATGAACGATGCCTATCAGGCGGTAATTGGCGAGAACGTCGGGTTGATCCGGTCAATCGCAGAACAACACCTAACGGGTGTGGAAACGCTGGTGATGCAGTCGGTGCAGGCGGGGCGCGATCTTCACACGCTGACGGATGGGCTGGAAAAGCAGCATGGCGTGACGCGGCGACGGGCAGCTCGGATTGCGCTTGACCAGAATAATAAAGCGACTGCCACCTTGACCCGCGCCCGCCATCTTGAACTAGGCATCAAGGAAGCGAAATGGCTTCATTCAGCAGGGGGGCGTGTGCCACGTAAGGAGCATGTCGACTTCACCGGTAAGCGGTATTTGATTGCCGAGGGGCACGATTTCGGCGACGGTGAGGGTAAGGTGTGGCCGGGCACGCCGATTAACTGCCGTTGTGTGTCGGTCCCGATTGTGCCAGGGTTTGACGATTAGGTTTCGGTTGGGCGCGTACTCCTTGCCGGTATTTGGGAGCCGTACTGGTCATCAATCTCCCCTCCCTTTCTCGTCAGCCCCCGATGGATCACGGCTGATGGCATTTTGGGAAAGCCCCTGCGCCTGTAATTAAACGAGGGGAAAGGTGAGAAGGCTCCCGCACTAGCGACACCCCGCCAGCGGGGGTATAGTCCATCTATGGCCACCCCTACCCTAGTCAACAACGTTGCGGTGTACATCACGTCGTCGGGTGCGGGCGCATTTACGCTTGGCGCTGCCGTGATCGGGTATCGCGGTCTTGAGGCGTTGACCAACGGCAATACCTACAGCTATTCCGTGCGACAGGACGCATTGTACGAGGTCGGCCGCGGAACGTATCTGTCGGCCGGCAAACAGCTTGTCCGCTCGCCAAAGTACTCCTCATCTGGCGGATCGCCTGTCGCATTCACGGCTAACGCTGTTGCCGACTTTGTGCTGCTTGCCGAGGATGTAGGTTCGGGCGGCGGCGCCGCGTACATTCCACCTAGCGGACAGCTTGTTCCATGAGCAATATTCCCGATCCTATCGTTGTTGATGCGACTGGCGCCGGCGACAATGTGGTCCTTCCTTTGGGCACTGGTCCGTATGTCCGCACCGTTGGTGGCGTGACTCGGCTGGTCGTGCATGATGGCATGACTCCGGGGGGCTTTCCTCATGCCACCAAGCCAGAAGTCGATGCCAAGCCCGATCGATTTCCCACCACCCCTGCATCTGTCGTTCAAGTGAATTACGACAATCTGTTTACCGCCTTCCGGCTTCGCTTTTACGACGACACCAATAAGCGCCTGATCCCGACGCGAGCGCTCGGGTCGCCTAACTCGGGATGCCCCGACCCGACCCTGCCAGACGCCAGTGGCAATAAGTTGTCGCCTTGGCAGTGGTCAATCGGTATGCGCGCACTGGTAGATCGTTACGATCTGACCCAGACTGCAACCGCCAAGGCTCGCGTGCTGGGCGCGTGGACCTACTTTCAGACGCAATACACCCAAGCGCAGATGGTTAACCCGATCTACGGGCAGAACCCAACGACAGGCCTGTTTGACGACAGCATGTGGTTTGCTCACGCGCTGTATGACATTTACCGGATCACCGGCGATGCGAATGCCTTCAGCATCCTGCTCGATTACATCGCGGCCAATTACCAGATGTATCGCGACACGCGGTCGACCAACCCCATCATCGACTATGGCGTCTCCTCGCCCAACGGCACGCCGTTCAAGCGCAACAAGCTGGGCCTCCAGTATCAGCCGAACCAGGGCAACGGTGATTGTTCGCAGATCTTCGAAGTGATGATGGCGATCGTGCTGTGGGAAGTCTCGCAGCTTCCGGTCGCCGGCCCCCTCACTGCGGCTTACAAAGCGGCGCTCTACCAGGCGGCAAAGGATACGTGGGCATGGGGGCTGACGATGAAGTTCGCTGGCAGCGCCACGGCACAGGCCGGCATTTATGTCGGCCAGATCAACCTGGCTCCCGGCAGCAATCCCGGTAGCCAGCACATCACGGACGGTACGACTCGGCGGGGACTGTCCTCGCTTTCCGATAACGGAACGCTCGCGATGGGCATCCTGTCCGACATGCTCGCCACGACGGAAACCGACCCGAAGTACCTCGCCGAGTTCCAGTCCGTTGCCAACGCCTATCCGGTGCAGACGCTGGGCTATGGCCGGAGCTGGAAGGGGCTGCCCTGCCTAGTCAACTCGCGTGACCCGTGGACTAATGGTTTTTTCCATGTCCAGTTCACCCGTCGTTTGCTCGCGCGCTATCCCAACCCGAACGACTATTCGGCATACAAGCTGGCAGTGCTCGGCGCGTCGAAGGTGATCGCGCCGCAGAGCACCGACGATGGCGTCATCTCGCCTGAATGGGGGCCGCCTGAACTAGGCCCTTATCCCAATTCTTACACATGGACGCAGGACTCCATGGCTGGATATGGCGGCACGGACGGCGGTGGTCAGGCGACCGGCCGGCAGATCATGACCGCCGCGAGTTCGATGGGCGTGATCGCGGCTGCGAGCCTGCTTGCATCGTCGGAAGCGGCGTTAGGCAGCGGCATGCTGGCGGGCGGTATTGAAATCCTGACCGGCCTAATCGCGGCCTCGCTGATCGCTTCTCCTGCCGCGAAAATCTACTGGATGGAGCAGTGGGGCCGGTACAAGCGCCAATGGAATACGAACAACAACAGCCTTCAGGAATCGATCGGCGAGGTTAATTTACGTGACCTGAGCGCGACGGCGATGGACCTGTTCGTTGACCTGTACGCGCACAAGCACTTCTATTGCACCGGCGGGATTGACACTGCTGGAGACGTGCAAGCGCATACCGGCGATGCCGGCGGGCAGCTTTACATGGGGCTGATGGGTGCCGGTCGCGGCATCAATCTAGGCTTCAACGGCTTCTCAATTTCCAGCGATGGAAACCACGTGGCGGTCCATGTAAATGGGACAGAGGTGTTTCGCGTCGACAGCGGGGGCATTGCTTCTTATCAGGCCATCTCGTTCATGCAGAACGGTCAGCAAAAAATCCTGTCTGTAGACTCCAATGGTTTTGTGAGGGCGTGATGCCGAGTGACCGCGCAATCATCAATGGTGTGCAGCATATCATTACCACCACTGCCGGCACGCCGGAATTGCCGATAGCTCAACCTATCGGTGATGATGGCTTGCCGCTTGCGTCAGTGAGCGATGAAAGTCAAAACCATGGTGCCGACCCGGCGGCATCCGGGCAGGAGTAGATATATGGACGATGCATATGCGCAGTCGCTGATCGAATGGATGGACGGCGAAAACGGCTATCGAGCGCAATTCGCGACCGATGATGGCAGCGGCAACAACAATCCGCCCCCGCCCCCTCCGCCCACCAAGACCCCACCGACGCACGGGTAACGCCATGTTTGCCGCTCTGCTCGCCCATTTGGTGCTGTTGACCTGCGCGGTCGTTCGCCGAGATGGCGGGCAGAGCATTTCAGCTGGACTGTTGTTCGGCAATTGGACGGCGTGCTCGCTGTTCGTACACTTCTCAGGATGTGATTTCCCGTGGATATGGTATCTTACGATTGACTGGCTGACGGCAATAACGCTGTGGATCGATAAGGAGACGATCTGGCAGCGACTGCTGATCGGAAGTTACGGAATCGAGTTACTCGTTCACGCCGCTTTTGGGTGGGTCACCCGGCATAGCGACCCTACTTATTGGTCTCGATCGGACTTCTGGCTGTACACAACGCAAACCAATTATAATGACGTCTTGTCCGTTATTGAATGGGCACAAACGGCTTTAGTGAGCGGATGGATTGCTTATGACGCTGTGCGGCATTGGCGTCGCACTGATCGGCGCATTTCATCTTCTGTGGCTTGCGACCGCGAGATGGCGTCATGATCGTAGAGGTTCTGCGCGGCGCGACTAGCTTGGTCTGGCTGGTCATACTTATCCTGTTTTTTCGATCAATGTGGCGTGCAGCGCGCGGTGTGCAGGGCTTGCGTGCCATTGATGCCGTAATGGGCGCGACTTGGCTGCTCGCTCTCAATCGGCAGGCATTCGCCGCGGTTTCGCAATTTGATCCCGGTGACGATGACGCTTTGGCGCTTTGCTATATCATGGCGCTGGTGGCCGGGCTTCTAATGGTTGGTGCCGGATTGTGGGGTCGTCGTGAACCTCGGTAGTGCGGCTACTGCTGCCGCCATTCCAACCGTCAAGGCGCTGACTGGATGGAGCCCCGCCGCTGTTGGTATTTGGTCCCTTTTGGCTTCGGTGCTTGGCGGCATCGCGCTGGCGATAGTGAAATCCGGGCCAGGTTGGATTAAAGCATCCAGCGACAGCAAGCGCGCGACCGCAGAGTTGGCCGCCGAGGTAAGGGCAGAGCAACGAGTGGAGAACGCGACCACAGCAGCCCGTTTGACCGCTTTGGAGGGGCGCATGGAACGCACTGGTGGCGCCCTCGTATTCTGCATCAACGCTCTCACGACTGCGATCGACGGACTGGAAAGCGATGACAAGCGTGTGCGCGATCTGGCGGCTAGCCGTGCTCGCGAAAGCATCGCGTTTGCCGCGTCGACCCTCGGCGCAGAAGACCCATTTTCTAAAGCCTTGGCGCGCCTTGCTGCCGTCGCGCCGGTAGACAAAAAGGAAGGCGAATGACCCAACCCATGTCATGGGGCGCCAAGGTGTCCCCGGCCTTCCGTACGCGCGTGCGTCAAATCGCTACCGACATCCGCTATCCGGAAAACCCCGGCCATATCATGGCTGTGATGGCGCAGGAGGCGGGTACGACATTCTCGCCGTCGTCGCGCAACGCCGCAGGGTCTGGGGCAGTCGGGTTGATCCAGTTCATGCCACAGACGGCAGCGATGCTCGGCACATCGTCGAGCGCGCTGGCACGTATGTCGGCCGAAGGGCAGCTGGACTATGTTGAGCGTTACTTCATGCCAGCCAAGGGGCGATTAAAGAATCTCGGTGATCTCTACTGTTGGGTGCTGTGGCCCGGCGGTGTCGGCAAGACCGACGATGCGGTGCTGTTCTCGCGTGCGCTTCGACCGACGACGTATCTACAAAACAAAGGTCTCGACTTTGATCATGACGGCGACATCACTCGTGCCGAGGTGGTCGCACGCGTCAAGACGCTGTACGCGACGGGACTTAAGACGGGCAATGTGGCATGACTTTTCGTGATCCTCGCTTCGTCATTGCTTACACGATCATTGCCCTTTTCGCCGGCGCCTACGTCTTCAACCCCAGCGACACGATGAACGGTGCGTTGATTGCTGCTTTTGCGGGCGCTTGGGGGTGGTATCTCGGGTCCAGCAGCGGTGCAGCGAAGGGGGCCGAAAACACCGCCAAGGCACTCGACATCGTTGCCAGTGGGCCTAATGGTGCGGCCAAGCCCGATGTCACTCTGGCACCTGGCGAGACCGCGCAGGCGGCACCCACACCATCGGAGTGAACTCATGAACATCAACATTGCCGGCCTCCATATTCTCAGCAGCGATGCGCTCGCCAAAATCAAGGGAGTGGTCGAGGACGAAGGCCACACCTTCACCGCGGCAGCATCAAGCGGCATCGCGGCGCTGTGGGAAGAGGTGAAGGCCAAGTATCCCACCATCGTTGCCCAGATCGAGGCGGGCATCAAGGACGCCGAGGATAGTAGCCTGTCGGGCGGGGAAAAGGCGGTCAAGGTCGCTATGGACATCCTGCCCTACCTCCCGCAGGCGGTGAGCGAGTTGGCCGACGTGAAGTCGTTTGCGGTCCATGCTGTGACGACCGAGTTCGCGCGGCTGAAGAACGCTGCGGCGGGCGTCATCGCCGACATCGCGGCCAAGCTGTGAAGTAAACGGGGCGGCGCTGGGAGAGGAAAGCGCCGCCCCGTTATCACGCTGGCGCGGTGACATGGAGAAGCTACCATGCCGACAGCCGTCGTCAAGAGCGTTGATTACGTCACAACCAAGGGCGGCCGTGATGCTTGGCAAGTCATCACCGATTACGACCATCGCGACGCGGACGGCCTGAACCGATGCGCGTTCTACCTACCGCACGCCGGCCCCGCCCCTGCCGTTGGCGCAAGCGTGACATGGGGTGACGCTTTCCTGCGCGGTGGTTGGGCCGATTGGGGCGCGGGCAAGGTCAGGCGGCTGGAATTCATGTTTGACCCCGGCGACCTTCGTCTTTACGCGGGCTGACGCTGCGGCGGCGTGGATGGACACGCGGCAATCGACACGGGGCTATACGCTGGTCTAAGGTAGTGCTTCCCCAATCCTAGGTGCGCCCGCAAGGGCCTGAGCCAGTACATGACCTAGCCGGTATCAAGCCCGGCCCGCAGCGCCCTTCCCCGCGCATGACCATATCGCCTATAGTGCGCCCATGACCACGATGCTGATCGCCATGGACCGCGCGCCGAGCGGACGCCGCGTTGATGCGGACGGGCACTTGCATGTCGCCGCCAGCAACATGACCAAGGCTACGGTCAATCCATATTATGGCCGCGAAATTCCCGGCTGGCAGGCGCTAGGACTTGACGCCGATCGCACGTATCAGATGTTTCGCGATCCCGAGGAAATTCGCAAGGGCATCGGCACGCTTAACGGCAAGCCGATCCTGTTTGACCACAAGCCGATCAGTGCCGACAATCACGATCACGCTCTAACGGTCGGCACTACGGGAACGGACGCCGCTTTCGACGGCAAGTATGGCGTTAATTCCATGTCGCTCTGGTCGAGCAAGGCAATCCGCGCGGTAGAGTCGAACCGTAAGCGTGAGTTGTCGTGCGGCTATCGCTATCGACCTGACATGACGCCCGGCGAATATCAGGGCTTGCCTTACGATGGTGTTATCCGTGATATTGAATTCAACCATGTTGCTCTGGTTGTTCAGGGTCGCGCGGGACCGGATGTTCTAGTCGGGGACGA